GCAACACGGACTCGCCGCGCTTGCCCCACATCTGACAGTTCGCCCAGGTTGTCACAGCCTTGTCGCCAAAGCCCGACTTAACGGCTACGGAGAACGATACGAGGCTATTGTCGCCAACAAACTTTTGTTCTGCTGACCGTCCTAGATTTCCGGTGAAATTCCAGTTATTCATTAACGTACTCCTGAGTGAAAAAAGTCTGCTGCAATATCTGAAACACTCGCATCCAAGGTATACACGCCCATAAGCGAATCGGGTGTCTTTTCGAGTTGCGTCCTGAATAGCGCCGTCGTTACCTTGGTAGCCACCCACGATCCACCGTAGGTGACGAATACAGCCAACGGCACGGCAGATGACATCAGTTTGCGCTCAAGCGTCTGCGCGGCTTGGTGCGAGATTGCGTTAGTCATCGAACTTAGCCGCATCGTTGCGCTCGTCGGCACGGTCGGCTTCCCAATCCTCGCGGCCAGTGTCATCGCGCTCGACTCCACTGCCGCCGCAACTGCTGCACCGTGAGCCATCGTACATGCCCTCGCCGCTACCAGCGCACTGTGGGCAGTAGCCGGGTTCGTCGTCGTCAATCTCGTCGCCGCATTCGGCGTCTGTTCCGTCGTCGTTAATCATCTCAAATCTCCCCGCCATCAGGATTCGCCGCCATCTCCGCAGCCTGAGCCTTGGCTTGTGCAGCAGAAATCTTGAGGGACTTCAACAAATCACGCGCATCGACAACATCCGACTCCATCCACTCAGCCAGAGGCTTGCCGTATTCCTGCTCCAGCATGGGCAGGGTGAAGCCTATCGACGCGAAGGCGTGTAGCACCTTGCCCTTGGTCACTTCGTCGACGGGACGGTCTGGGCCGATTCCGGTAAGGTCGCCTTCGCTATCGTCCCCGCTGATTGTTCCCTTGGCCGGCTTCTGGATTTCCTCGACCTTCGCCTTGACTGCTGGCGGGACGGACTTGGCTACCGGCTTCGGTGCTGCTGCCTTCGGTGCAGCTTGTGCCGCCGCATTTCCGTCATCGTCTTCACTCGGGCATCCGGTCAGAGCCTGAACGCCATATCTTTTTGCGTAGGTGATTGCCGATCCGTAGCCCTGTGCGTCTGCCTTCGCCACTGGAAGGCATGTAATGCTAGATACCCACTCGCCGGATTCATGCATTAAAACGGTTTCGATAACGACTTCGTTCTTCTCACTAGGCTGGGTGAGTTGAACAAATGAAAGGCCGTTCGATGTCAATGGCTCACGGATTGCATCAATCACACTGGCAAGCGTTGAGTAGTGAGATTTAAAGAATGGGTTTGAGGCATCCTTGGATGCGCCACCCATAACACGCTGCGCTTTGGCAAGTGCGGCAGCAAGTTGCCCTATACTTTCAGATTTATTCATGATGTGATTCCTCTTTGTAGGAGAAAGACATTCCTCCTGTTGTATGGTATCTGCCAGACAAAACCTTATTCACAAGTTCACGGCGCAACCCATAAAACTTGGATGCATCAGCTATAGAATCAAAGCAAGCACCATCTGTTGTGCATACTATCTTCCGCTTTGCTCTACCTGGGCTGCGTATCTGAATCCCTAAATATGAAATGCGCGAACAGATTGTTGTATAGGAAAGATTCGTTACCTTGGATATATCAATAGACGACATTCCTTGGTCGCAATACATTTTTCTCAAATCTTCGTCGCATACAAGGTCTTTGTACGACTTCGATTCCTTTCCTGATGCACATTTCTTCCCGATTAGAGATTTGCTTATCTTCTCTCCCCACCATCTTGAGCCAACCCGTACCCCGTCGCCTCCATTAGTGAAGTTTGCAACGCACTGGCCAATAGATTTGTAATGAGCGATCCAGAAAATTTCTCTATCGAAAGCGGTATCTTCATCCAAGCACTCCTCAATTATTGATACCTCGTACTCATACTTCGACGCAATGCGCTTCCAAAAATCACTTCTATTCGACGTTATAAACAGCCGCTTCCCGCTCCCCTTTCCTACATAGAAAACTTCTCCGCAAGGCTTTGAGTGGGCATAGATGTAATACTTGTTCATAACTGCCTCACTTAATGGTTACGCTCTGGCCTACAACCAAACGAGCGCCTGGTACAGTAATTCCTGATTTGAGTGCTTCCTTTACGGCGACCTTATCGACCTCTGGAGGGGGCGCAGGCTTCTGACGCTGATACTCCCACGGAATCGCATCGGGATCATCCACCACCACTGACGGCGGGTTGTTCCGCAGCGCAATCTTGAAGTACGGCGATTCGATCTTGCTGATGCCGGTGCGTACCATATTCGACAACAGGTACTCCCGAATCGACTCAGCGCGGGTTTCGATGGCCTTGCGCCGTGCTGCCATTGCTGCCTCGGCCTGCTTGATCTGGTCGGCTAGGCTTTCAAGATTCTTGATAAAACAAGCCACATTGGTCGCTTTGACTTCCATATCGCCCTGCATGGCCTCAAGGGTATCCGCAACGGTCTGCGGGTCAAGGTCGAGGTCTTGCAGCTTGGCAACGTCTTGCAGGTAGGCGTCTGCTACCTGATATAAAGCGGGTAGGGCGTTCATGCTGCCTCCTTGTCGATGTCGATTTCGGAAATGTTGTAGCCCAACTCAGCCATCCATTCCCCCAACTCGTTCAGCCGCGTGTCGCCGGCCAGCGTGAGGAATGCATCCTTGGCTTGCGGAGTTGTCATGTCCAGTTCGACATAAACGAAGTGATGGCCTGACGAATAGACGTTGTTGATTTCGTTGGCGCGGAATTTGTAGGCGCTCATGCTCCATTCTCCCGGCGAGCCTTGCGTTGCACGTCGGCAATCTCGTACAGCCGCTCGGTATAGTCACCGCGCTTATGCGGCTCCATGTCGCGCTCCATCTCAGCGCGTTGCACCTCCTGCATATACACGCCCATCTCGAACAGCATCTCGCACAGATCGTATTGCTGCTCGTCGCCGGCCTCGCGTTCCTGCTGCTCTTGCCACATGTCAGCACTTCTGCCCATGATTCAACTCCCGAAACTGGATCACAGGAAATTTCGTGATCTCTTTAGCCTGCTGCCAGCACGATTCGTATGTGCCGGCCACATGCCCTACTACGGAAAGATTTGCTACGCCATCAACTGCCGGATGCTGCTGCTCTACTGTTGCTTCGTACTGCGGTACAGGTTTCATTGTGCTACCTCCTTGGCTTGCATTTTCCACTCGAAACTTACACGAAACTTACAACGCGCAATTATTTACAGCCCATTTGCGCGATGTGTCGAAGATTTCGGAAATGGTTGCGCGTGGCATTTTGTCCGATACCTTGCGACCGCGCTTGATGATAAAACTGCGATCAGGTAGCTTCAGGCAGTTCAGCGTGAACGACTTTCCGTTGGCTTCGATGGTGATGCGTAAATCGGCTTTAACTTGAGGCATGGTAATGATTCCTTTGCGTAAAAATGTTAAGCGGTTTTATGGGTTCACCCATATCACACGTTGTGCGTCAAAATCATGCCGTGTACTCCATTTCGGCTATTTCGCAAAAGAACGAGCACGACGGCAGCGCCTCGTTTCGGCGGGCTGGGCCGGGTGGAATCTGGCGCAAGCTGTACCGCTCGCCGGTCTGCCGGTTGCGGAACAGATAGGCGCCCTCCCCAATCTCGTCTTGCACCGCCGCCAGTTCCTCGAACTTGTCCGGGAAGTCCTCTCGGATCGCCCGCCAATAGCCCTCGCCACCCTTTACGCAGCCGATGCAGTTCGCGTTGTCGTAGCCAAGGCGGTACATCAGCGGCAGCTCAATCCCAGCGCGCTGCACCATCGCCTTGCAGTCCTCTTTGTCGAGGCCGGCGTCGATCAGCGGGGCCAACACAGTCCGGTCAGGGTTGCGCTCGCGGAAGTCCTCCAATCGGTCGGCTTCCTCGACGGTGTAGCCAAAAACCATCACGTCTCCGGGTTGCTTCCAAGCATCAAGCAGCTTCCGCTTCAACTCGCGGGAGCACGGGGCGCCGCTCATGCCCTTCATGTACTGCTTGCGCCGGAACACCTGCACAATGTCGGCGCCGTATTTCTCGTCGCGCAACACTGTCACCGGGAGCCCAAACCACTGCTCGCAGTCGGCGAGAAAGCGCCGGTTGTCTGGGTGCTCGTTCTTCAGGTAGGCGTTGATAATCTCGCAGCGGTCGCCGTACTGGGTGAGCGCAAGTTTCGTCGCCACCGCCGAGGCCGCGCCGCACGAAAATTGGCAAACTATTCTGTTCACTTCGCTACTTCCCGACGAAGGGCGTGCAGCGTCAAGTCCGCGTGAATGTCGAGCGCCGTGTCGCCAGCGCCGACTTTTCTGCATTTGTCACGCATTAGCTCGATCATCAACTCCCGATCCTCCGCGCGCTCGCTGTGCCATTCCGCTGTCCTCCAGCATTCGCGCAGTTCTCTCAGTGCTACCGTGTCGTCGGTCGGGTGGTACTTTGGGTTTCGTGCTCTCATCCATGTGTCAAAGTTCATGTTCTTCCCCGTCATCACCGTTTGCCGCACAACCCGTCGTGCGAAGGGACGCGCCGCGATGAGGCCGCGTCGCGCCCCTCCACTCTGTCGTTGTGCCCCTCGGTCGCCGTCGTGCCAGCGCCGACTTTCTGATCAGCCAGCGCTTCCCGCAGGATGTTTTCAGCCTTGAACAGTGCGCCTTTCGTATCCGGCTCCGATAGCAGCATTCGGTAGCACCGCTCGACAGTCGTGGTGAATTCCGTGAGCAGTCGCCGTTCCTCGCGTATCTGGGCACGCAGCATCCGTTCTCCGATCTCGAACGCATTGGCCTCGCAAAAGCGAGCGCACGGCGCAGGGTGTTTTCCCGTTGCTTGCGCCGCCTTCCTGTCGTCGGCGTGGATTGGCCAGCGCAGTGCGCCAACGATCTCGCGCAGTTTGTCGCGCTCCCATATCGCGCAGGCATGGCAGTCGCAGTCTGGTTGCGGTTCGTGTGGTTCGTGGTCGAAGCTCATTGTTCTTTCTCCGAAGATGCGCCGTGGCACAACCCGTCAGTGCAGGCGACCTGCCGCGATAAGGCCGCGTCAGTCGCCTGACTTCTCACGTTGTGCGTCAAAGCCGTCCCCTCGTCGCGCCGGTAGTCGGCTATTTGTTGCTTCAGGCTCTCGCCGTCGCCGAGGTGGTAGCAAAAGCCAAGCTCCGAAAGCGAGTCCGCCAGATCGCCGCACGTCTCGCACAGATACCAGTCGGCCAGCGGTACTTCGTCGCCGTAGATCGATTCCTCGATGTAGTTGCACCGCTCCGAGGTAGGCCGGAAACGCTGCACCTTCCGCGCCGTGTCGCCAACGCCGACTTTCTCGCCACACGAACAGCATTTCCGGCTGCGCTTTGTCGCCAGCGGTGCCTCGTCGGCTGGCTGATACCACCACCAGTCCGCGCCGTCATGGTCATATCCAGAATCACAAAACAGGCTCATGTCTTCACTCCGTATCAACCGCGCCGCACAACCCGTCGTGCGAAGGGACGCGCCGCGATGAAGCTGCGTCGCGCCCCTCCACTCTGTCGTTATGCGTCGTCCTTCCCCGCACTCTCCACCTTGATTCCGCCCGACACAAGCCGCGCAGCTTCGGACGTACTCGTAACGACGGCGCAAGTGTGCGTTGTCTCGGCAACGTGCTTCATAGCCTGGGCCGCGTTGGTGGCTTCGATCAGGCGAACCCTCTGCGTGGCGGTTTCAACGATTCGATACAAACGTAGTTTCATAGTTTCTGCTCCTGTGGTTGACAGGGAAGAATTGTACCCATAGAATTCGCCATGTCAACACTTTTTTAACGAATCCTTAAAGTTTTTTACCGACGGAGAAACACCATGACTCTTAAACAATTGTTGGATCATTACGGCGGGAGTACCATAGCTGCCGCCGCCGCTCTCGGATACACCGAGCAGGCTATCCGATACTGGCAGGAACAAAAGAAAATCCCATACCGCGCTCAACGCTTGATAGAGGCTGTTACAGGAGGAAAGCTAATTGCTAGGAAGGAGCGGAAGTGATTAAGTTTTGCAAGCGGTGCAATGTTGAGACTGAGCGTTATAAATGTGGGGATTGCAAGCCGTGTAAGGCTGCTTGGTATGCTGTGAACAAAGAGAAAGCACTTGCTAGAAACGCAGTTTGGCACGCTGAAAACAGAGAACTAGCAAACGCTAGATCTTCTGCTTGGCACGCTGCAAATAGAGAGAAATCGCTTGCCTCTAAACTAGCTTGGTACTCAGCAAATAGAGAAAAAGAACTTGCCGCTAGATCAGATCGGTATGCTGCGAATCGAGAAAAAGCAAAAGCTAAAAGTTTAGCTTGGACTGCTGCGAATCCAGAGCGACACGCAAAAAACCGTGCAGCTTGGAACGCGGCGAACCCGGAAAAGCGCCGTATCCATAAGCAAAACCGCCTATCCCAGAAGCGCGCTAATGGTGGCAAATTATCTAGCGACCTATCAGCAAAGCTATTCAAGTTGCAGCGTGGGAAATGTGCCTGCTGCGGGCTTCCTTTGGGCGACAATTATCATCTCGATCACATCATGCCTATTGCGCTTGGTGGCGCTAATGAGGATAGCAATATTCAACTTCTTAGGCAGCGATGCAACAATCAAAAACATGCAAAGCATCCCGTGGATTTCATGCAGAGCCGAGGATTTTTGTTATGACCGACGATCTAGACGCTCTCAAGCGTTCCGTGGACATGGTCACATTGCTGACCGGCTACGGAGTCGAACTCAAGCAACGAGGCCAAGAGCATGACTGCCTGTGCATCTTCCATGACGAATCGAAGCCTTCGATGCAGGTCTATATCAAGGACGGCGTGCAAAAATGTCATTGCAAGAGTTGCGGTCGTGGCGGCACCGTAATTGATGTTGTCATGAAAATGGACGGGTGCGACGAAGGCGAGGCCATCAAGCGACTCCGCGCCAACGGATTCCAGCGCGACGATACCCGCATCAAGGCCGAAGCGCCAATTAAAGCCGCGACATGGCAGCACGCAACAGCACCGGAACCGCTTACCGACTTCACCATCAAGGATCGCACCTACGTAGCGCACTGGACGTACCTATCCGAAACCGGCGCACTGCTCGGCTATGTGGTGCGCTACCTGCAACCCGATGGCAGCAAGGACTATCGCCCGTGGAGTTATGGCAGCTACAGCACCAACGTATCCGCGAAGTGGGCAAGCAAGGCATGGACGCACGGACGCCGCCCGATATACGGCCTCGATCTACTGGCCGCGAATCCTGCCGGCAAGGTAGTAATCTCCGAAGGCGAAAAAGCCGCCGACGCCTCGCGCCATTATTGGGCATCGCGCATTGGCATAGCATGGCCGGGAGGTGCGAACTCGATAGCCGGAGTTGATTGGACGCCACTAGCAGGGCGCGACGTATTGCTGATACCGGACGCCGATGTAACCGGAGTCGGTGAGGCGGCAATGTTCAAGGTGGCTAGCTACCTATTACCCATTGGGTGTAAAGTGTCCATCCTCGATACGAGCGACAAGCCTAATAAATGGGATGTTGCCGATGCGCTGGCCGAGGGCATGAGCAAGGAAGCATTGATGGCATGGGCCGCGCCGAGAGTATCAGCGGTGACAAGCCGAGAGCTAGAAAAACAAAAGCTAGTGGAGGAAAAAAAAACTATGCAATCCGCTCAAGTCGCCGCCGCTGAACCATACAGGGGATTCGATGAGGATTCGAGTATCTACGAACTCCCGCCATTGCCCGACGACTTCGACGAGCCGCAGCATATCCCGCTGACGATTGACGTGGTGCCCGAACAGATACCAGATGCGCCGACAGTACAGCCTGCGAAAACAGTAAGGCATACGGCCATCGAGAAATCCGAACTGCTACCGCCCGAATTCTCCGAGCTTTCACTCGCAAAGCATTGGAGTAACAACGAGGGCGCGGACTGGTGCTATACGCTGGCATGGAATCAATGGTGCCAATGGGACGGCGCAAGGTGGAAAGTCGACCGGACGAACTCAGTAACATCCATCATTGCCGACGAGATGTGCCGCGCTACTCACTGGCTTGAAGCCAAAGCACTATCAGCATCGGCCATTCGCTCACTGTGCGCGAAACGAAACATTGCCAACGTGCGCGACCTGGCCGGATCATTCCCGCGCCATGCTCGACTGCCGGAAGAATGGGATAGCAACCCGTGGTTGATGGGAACCCCAGACGGTACGCTTGACCTAAAAACCGGCAAGGTTCGCCCGCCTGACCGTGCCGACTTCATAACTCGGCAAGCTGCCGTATCGCCTCAACCCGGCCCTATGCCACACTGGAACAAGGTACTCGACCGCTGCACCAAGGGCGACCCGGAAATGCGGAAATACTACCAGCGATGGGCAGGCTATATCCTGACCGGATCATGCCAAGAGGAAGGATTCCTGTTTATTCATGGTGCAGGGAATAGCGGGAAATCAAAGTTTATCGACTGCCTTGGCGGTATGCTCGGCAAAGCCGATGAAGGCGGATATTGCGCGACTGCCAAGATTGAAATGCTCATGGAGTCAAAGCATGAGAGGCATACGGAAGAACTGGCCTGCCTTGCCGGGGCGCGAATGGTACGGTGCAGCGAACCCGACGAGGGCGCACGGTGGAATGAAGCCCTATTGAAACTAATTACCGGGCGGGATACGGTATCAGCACGCCGACTATACGAAAAGCAATTCACATTCACGCCGGAATTTAAACTGCTCATAAACGGAAACTTCCGGCCTGCCTTCAAGAATACCGGCGAGGAAATACGCCGCCGGATGCACTTCATAGAATTCCCTGAGAGTATCCCCGAATCGGAGCGTATATACGGCCTGCCCGAATTGCTGCAAGCCGAATGGCCGGCGATCATGGCATGGGCGGTCGAAGGTTGCATGGAATGGCAGCGCACAGGGTTACAGAAACCCGCCAGCGTGAAAGCCGAGACTCAGCAATACCTGGACGCCGAGGATACGCTCGGGCAATGGATAGCCGATTGTTGCGAGCTTGGCAAGGAATTGAAATACGCGACCGGCGATGCCTATAAATCCTATGCCGAGTATGTCGAAAAATCAGGGGAAGGCATTGTGAGTAAAAAGCGATTCAGTCAGCGCATGGAAGCACGCGGATTCAATACCAAAGGGCGCAAGGGGAATGGGAAAGCGATACTAGGGATTGACGCGAAACCGGCTGAACCTGGCGCATGGGCAGACCGTGAATTCTGAGCCGCTATCCTGGAAGCGTACAGGGAAACTATGCCTTCGCGCCGAACCGTATCTGGTAATGAAACTAATCACGCGCTATATCGCGCTATACGGCCCCCAGACGGCCAGAATCACGCTAGGGGAGTATCCATACACTCCCGAGACAATGGAAGCCGCTAGAGAGGCGGCAAAGTCGGCCTGTGAACAGCATAGGCAAAAAGAAGCCGCCAGCGGTTAATTCACGGTGGCGGCAAAGCCGGTATCGCTACCGGCGAGGGGAGCTTCTGATTCTAGGGCCTGAGCACGATCAGGACAAGGGCCAGCAATAGCGCGCCTATTGAATGTAGCATGGTCAAATCCTCCAAATCTTAAACAGCGGAACAAGCGGGCTGGCGCAAGGATTCACCGTAAAGCATATCCGTCCAATGCGCCCCTCGATGCAGGTTATGGTACGGTCGATTGTCATGCTGCGACGGATTGACTATTGGCATAGTCGACCGCGCCTTGTTGATCCTCAAAGCCTGCCGGCAACGGAACCGCAACAGGGCCAGCAAGTTGTGAGTGCCAAGTCGAATCAGGATCATTCGACACATCCCCGCGCATCGGCATTACTACAGCAAGATAATCGCCAGCACTAAGCACGGCACAATTATCTCCGCCATGCTTCAGCGCCATAAAGCAGTTTTTGCTTTCCATGTAATCACGATAACCTTCCAGCGCATCCATCACATAATCCTGATTGATGCAGGCATACTCCCCGGATACGGTTTGCGGAATAACCCGCGAATAGTCCGGGAATTTGCCGTCAATCAGCTTTGCAATGGATTCCGTACCATCGGGAAGGCTAACGGATACCTTGCCGTCAGCAAAGGCCAACACGACCTCTTTGCGCTTGTCGTGCCTGGGTGCTTTGCACTTGATAATGGTTTTGACCAGCGTATCAGGCAACAAATACTGCACAGGCGCGCAATGATCGCCGTCTGAATGCTCAACCCGCACAATGTGCAGGCGATGGCCGTCAGTGGCGATAATGCGAGTTTCTAACCCGTTATGCTCGACACAAATCGAATTCAGATAGTAGCGAATATCGTTATTCGCCATTGCATGAGACACGGCCTTGATGGTGGATTGCTTGATAGTGATTTGCATGATTATTGCCCCTATGTTATGCGCCGATATTGGCGCTTTAGAACCCTGCGTTAAGTGCGTTAAGCCTATTGATTTCAATCTGCGCGTACTTCTTTGCCGTTGCCGCCGTTGCCAGTCGATCACCATAAAGCACCTTCACGTTGCCACTGTAGGTCGACTTGATAGCCGGGAGATAGTCTGAACCGCTCTTGACGAATGTAGCTTTCATGCTATCCCCCTCAGATTAGAATTACGTACCAGCGAGATCAACCTGACAAAGTGTTTCGCCCAATACACCTGGCGCACGGGATCGGTTGCTGCGCGCTCGCAGGCGAATATTGCGCGGGCAAGGGTGTGGAATTTGGCGGATGTCATGTCAATCCCCTTAAAACGCCTGATAAACGATGTTGCCGGAATCAGTCTCGCCTACAACCGATGTATTCTCGTTCAGGTATTCCAGAACAGCGTCTTTCACTTCGTCGGCGTCTTCGATGTCGCAGTCGGACAAGTCGATATCGTAATTCTTGGCGATATCCAACGGATTGTCTTCGTTGAAGTCGCAGCAGATGGCGATAACATCCAATTCCATCTCTTCACCTGTGTCCTCTTCGATGGATTCCAGATAGTCAAAAATCAGGTTACGGCCTTCGTAGCTGAAATTCTCCATGCGGTCATAGGCGCGGAATGCGTCGTGGAAATCGGAGCTGCTAACTGTAGTTTTCATTTTGAATCCCCTGTCTAGTGCCGAACTATCCGCGTCGGCTTTGCGGTAAAACCATACTCCATAGCCTTTGCAGGCTATAGGCTAGGGTTTATGCGCGTGCGTTTTGGGAATCAATATCCTGCTGTAAGTTCGGGTTATGTATCCTTCCGATAATGCGGCATCGCTCCATCGCGTACATGATGCCCTGCCCTGTTTTACGCCCATTCTTGTCGAACTTTTCAATGTCGATCAGGTTTCCTTCACGGTCAAACCATGCCGAAATCTTCCCCTGCCCCTGATGCGTGATGCGATGTATGACGTATCCGCCATTGCTGAACTGTTGAACTTGCATTTCAAAACCCCTTATCAATTGCTGCGTTATTGGATGCCACAATTGCAGTCTAAGATAGCGCGTAAGGATTGTCAATGATTATTTGCAAATAATCGCAGATATTTAGACGCTAATGTTAGCGGAGTATATAAGCAAATGCTTACCTGTAATGGAATCAATGCCTTGCAAATTCCACGATGTACCGATGTACCGATTCGGGGTGTTTTCCCTAAAGTCTGTCCGCAGGTGCGTGCGCGCATTTAAAAACTTTGGGGAAAAAGGGTCCAATCGGTACATCGGTACATGTACTGATTTTCTGTACCGATGTACTGATTTTCCGCAACATGTCGAGCAATGGATCAGATGTACCAATGTACGCATTATCGGCAAACCGTAACGGCTACATGTTGCGCGCCTTGCCTTGCATCATGCAGGCGATTGGTCCGTGCCGAGATCGAAGCAGGCCTACGTGATCCGGTAGCTGCCAGCGTGCCGATGCGATGCCAGCTCGACCTACATGCTGGCTACCATGCGCACCAGTCTCAGCTCGCTCGATCGGACGGAGCACGGTCGCTGTCGCTGGACGGGGTGAAGCGCAGCAGCCTATCGGCCAGGCGCAGATGATAGGGGGGGGGTACTAGAGGCCACGGTGAGTAAGTAAGAGCTATACCCCTGCCCTCGCAAAACGGTTGCCCAATACTTATCCACAGCCTACACTATCGCATGGGCCTGAAAACAAGAGAGGGGTGGAGCCGAATGGACAGGATGATTACCGAGCATGGAGAGGAAGGGGCATTGGCGCTGATAATGACGAGGGTATCGGAGGGTGAGGATCCTAGGGATATAGCGCGTGGGAATGGGATGCCGTGGATGGTGATGCGTCGGTGGTTGGAGGATAAGGCTGAGAGGATGGCTGAGTGGGAGTTGGCGAAGAGGTGCTTTGCTGACGGGTTGGTGTATGAGGGGTTGCAGGTAGTGAGGGATGCGAGTGTGGAGAGTGTGCCGCTGGCTCGGTTGCAGAATGAGAGTTACGTGAAGGCTGCGGCGAAGATGTCGAGGGTTGAGTGGGGGGATCGGGAGGAGAGGGGAATGAGTGCTGGTGGAGGTGGCATTACGATAATCATCGGATCGGTAAAGCCGCCTGCAATGGAGGATCACAGCGGGGTGACGATTGAGCAAAAGGTTAGTGAAAATAGCCAGTTGCAGAGTGTATAATGAACGAAGCCGGAACCGCGCTAACGGTATCCGGCCTCTACCAATCGACCTATCTCGGAGGTGTCATGGATACAGTGATTGTATCAAAGCCGTGCAGGACTTGCGGAGGAACTAATCGCGGCCCTGGCGGGAAATGCAGAGACTGTGAGCGACTTCGGGAAGAAGTGAAGCGCAGGCTTGCAGGGATAAAACCAAAAGAGAAATATGTCGGCCCATGTAAAAAGTGTGGGTCGAATGATTCTCGTCCTGATGGTACGTGTCGCCACTGTGTATCTGAATACAGGAAGGGATACTACAAAGCCAACAAAGAAAAGCTATTGCTTGCGTCTAAGGCATGGGTGGAGAAGAACCGAGAACGGTCGCGTGAAATAAGAGCCAAGTGGCTTTTGAATAATCCAGAAAAACAGAAGCAGGCTTCAAAAAATTGGTATTTGAATAACAAGGACAAGTCTTCAGAGATAAGGAAGAAGTGGAGGGTTGAGAACAACAGCCGCTCACGCACATTTTGTATTAACCGCAGGCGCAAGATGGCTGGAGGAAAGTTGTCAAAGGACATTGTTGAAATCCTGATGGCAAAACAGAAAGGAAAGTGCGCCTGCTGCTTCAAACCTTTGAAGGATGATTTCCATTTGGATCACAGAATGCCGATTGCGCTTGGTGGTGAGAATATTGACGCCAACATGCAATTGCTTCACTCTGTATGCAATCTGAAGAAGAATGCAAAGCACCCGATTGATTACATGCAGGAGTTAGGATTGCTGCTATGAGTACAACGCTAACATTCGATTTGCTTAAATGGCAACGAGAGATTTTCAATGACCAAACGAGATTCCAAGTCGTTTGTGCAGGTCGCAGAGTTGGCAAAACTCGTGGTAGCGCAGTTCGATTGATAGTAAAGGCTTTGGAGTGTAAGCATGAGGATGCTACTATTCTGTACGTTGCTCCGACATATGGAATGGCAAAGACTTTAATGTGGGATTTGCTAGTTAGGCTAGCATTCCCGGTTACAAAGAAGTCCAACGTAAATGATGGAGAGTTGACATTAGTCAATGGAATAAAAATACGCATTAGGGGGTGCGACAATCCTGATGCTTTACGAGGAATGAAAGTTCATTATGTAGTTATAGACGAGGTCAAAGACATCAAACCAATGGTGTGGGAGGACATTATCCGGCCAAGTCTGTCCGACTTGAAGGGTGGTGCGCTGTTTATTGGGACGCCGGATAGTGGGGACTCACTATTCCGCGAGTATTACGACCGTGGGGTTGAAGGCGACGATCCTGAGTGGAAGTCGTGGCACTTGACTACCTACGACAATGAGTTGATTGACCCGCAGGAGATTGAGAACGCCAAGCGGAGCATGAGCACGATGGCGTTCAATCGGGAGTACATGGCATCGTTTGAGTCGATGAGCGAGGACATATTCAAGGAGTCGTGGCTGAAGTACGGAGATACACCACCAAAGCAGTGCGACACATACATTGCTGTCGACCCGGCAGGATTCGAGGAAGTGAAGGACGCGACGAAGAAGAAGCACCTGGACAATACGTCGATTGCGGTGGTGAAGGTTGATGATCTAGGGAAGTGGTGGGTGCAGAAGATTGAGTATGGAAGGTGGGATGTGCGAGAGACTGCGACACGGATATTGATGGCAATACGAAGCCACAAACCGTTGATGGTCGGGATTGAGAAGGGGTCATTGCAGAGGGCGTTGCAGCCTTATCTGATGGATTTGATGCGGAAGAACAACGTCTATGCCCACATTGAGGCGATCCCCATTGGTGGTGGAAGCAAGACGAACCGGATAACCTACAACTTGCAGGGGTTGTTCGAGCATGGGAGAATAACGCTGAACTCGCGGGAGGACTGGACGCAGTTCAAGAAGGAGTATGTGTCGTTTCCAAGTCCCAAGGCCCACGACGATTTGATTGACAGCCTTAGCTTGGTGGCGAATCTAGTGAATACCAGCTACGCCAAGCCGGATGACTCGGAGGAATATGAGGTACTTGACGTAACGTGTGGGTTCTAGTATAAGACGGTTACAACATTAGGGATGTGAGTTAGCCGCTTGCTAAACCTGATGGGCTAGGGCGTAGCTTAACTAAAGCTCCGTGCAAAACGGGA